TACCATCTTGAGGCATTACCTGAATCATAGGCATCTTAGTAGCAGAATTGCTAAGAATAAATTTTTTACCAGTCTTTTTGCTGATATCATATTCTATAGAAATAGAATCTCCTTGCTTAACTTCAATATCAAGATTTGTATAACAGACAAATTCTTCATCTCCCATCATTACCTTCCATGACGGATATTTAGATGGCTGATTTTGGTAGGTTCTATTGTCAAAACAATTACTGATTATTCCTGTTTTATTAGTCATTTTTTTTACTCCTTTTTTTTGTTAGGTTTAAAGCGATATAATTTAAGTGAAGATATTGCTACATCTTCACATTGAGAGTCTATATCAAACTCAGCAATTTTTAATTTTCCATCTTTTGTACAATTAACTATGACACCTTTATCAATTTCCATGTCATACATTTCACACAAAATCATTTTGTACCAATAAAGTTGAACATAGTAACTATCACGGATTCCTGAAGAAGTTTTCCAGTCGTACACTATATGCTTACCAGTTTTTTTATTCTTAAATACAGCATCTACAGTTCCACAAATTTTATGAATACGAGATAGCAACCTTCTTTCGGTAAAAACTATTTCTAATTCATCTTGGGTATCAAACCATTCTTTAAACTTATTAAATGATTTATTCATTTGTTCATTGGTAAATGTAGGTATTTTTTTTTTATGAACATACATTTCAATAGCGTCATGAACATATGTTCCTATGACTCCGCTTTGATTTAACGATTCTTTGTGAGCATTTTTTATCTGATTATAATAATCTAATAATTTAATCTCATCATAAGATTGTCCAGCTTGTACCAATGTCTTAAATTTTTCTGCTGACATTTTCGCAGACCACAAAACAAGTGGAGTTGCTGGAGTCAGATTTTTTAAAACAGTTGTTACAGAAGCTATTTGTTCTTCTCGCCAATAGTATTTATGATCCTCAACACTAAAATATAATGTTTCAGTAGTATTGTCTTTGTACTCTAATTTATTTTCAATCATTTTTTCCCTTCCTGATTCGTTTTTTTATATAGTTATTATAGTTATAATTGCAAAAAGGCAAGTATAAAAAATAGCAAATCCTAACATTATTTTAAAGATTACTTTATTGCACATTTTCTTTAATAAGTTTTGTAAAGTTTTGATTTTCTATTAAACTTTGGTCAAAAAAAATTTCCATCGGAACTTCAAAGAACTTAGATAACTTATATAGTTTTTCCCCTGAAAGTCCGTTAGTACCTTTTTCGTACTTTTGGATTTGTTGGAACGTAATGTTTAAATTCCTAGCCAATTCTTCTTGTCGGATATATCTCATTACTGTTTTATTTTTTTTATTCTTAACTTCCTTAAATGTTCTAGTTCTTAAAAACCTAAGATTTTTTCCTATTTGTTTTCTGATTTCTAAATCGTTCATTATAGTTCCCCCCATTTTTGTTGATAGTCAATTATAGCTTCTGCCTTACAATCTTCAGGAATTGATTGGTCTGAACAATATTTATTTAGTTCTAATCGTTCATTTTCTTTTTGGGCTTCTTCTTCAGCTTGTTGTTTGTTATTTCTATCTAAGTCTTGTTCCGTCATCATTTGCCTTCTCCTTTTATTTAGTTAATACTGAATGACCTCTGCCAGTTAAGCAGTTGTTCATTATTTGTTTTTCTTTGTAATCCATCTTAGGAAGAATAAACAAAGTTTGAGGTCTAATAAACCAATTATGAACTGTAGCATAACCTTCCACAAAATAATTTACATTTTGATCGGTTAATTGTTTACAGATAATTAGATCGTTAGTTAGTTGCTCTGCTTTGGATTTATTAAAAGTGCCTGACCTTCCAGCAGTATCTACTTTTGGATTGTAAGCACAATTAGTCGTTAAAATCGTCAGTATCAATACTGACAACATTGTCGTTTTCTTTATCCTTCTCATTTTGTTTTTTTCCCTTCGTTTGTTTTTTTGTTTTAGTTTTTATTTCTGCTTCATATCTCGCCAAAAGCTTTTTCATTACATTTGGTTTAGAACTAAAGTAGTGCGTTATGATTGAAATTAGTTCATCTGTTCTGTCTTCTGATAGAAGTTTATCCATGTGGATTTTTGCAAAAATTCTTTCATTCATATTTTGTACCATTTTGTTCCTTGTTCTATGTGTTTAAGTGCTTGTTTATAAAATAAATCAGCATCTACAGAACTTATACCAAAATCCTTCCTTGCGTCAAACTTAATTGAACTAACGGAAGAACCCCATATAATTTCTTGAATCATTTGGTTAATCAAATTTTGTTCTTTGTGTAATTCTGCTTTTAGTTTTTCTTCCTGTTCCCTGTTTATTTTCTCTGCTCTTTGAAAGCTATCGTTCAGACTCATTTTTTATTCCTCTCATTTCTACTAGTCGGTTAAGCACTTTGTAATAGTTTTTAGGAACACCACTTGGGTACATAATTTCTTGCTCAAGTAAATAGTCCCTAAAAACTAAAGTCAATATTTCTATTTCTTCATTGGTAAATTTATTTGCTAATTTTCCCATTTAAAAATTAACCCCAAGATTGAGTACCCAAATATTACCAAAGCTAATAATCCACCTACAATTAATACTGCCATTATTTACCTTCCTTTTGTGGGGGCTTTCGCCCCCTGTTAATTTACGCTACTTTTTCCTTACCACAAAAATCAATGTTAGAATAATTAAACTCAACCAATCTAACACCATTCACAGGATCAGAAAATTTATTAGTACCAGAAAACAATAAGTTTTTTTGTTCCCAATTTTTTTTGGGTTGATTGTAAGTACATTGGTTAAATGTATAATTTTCATCTAAAAGTGTAGTAAAAGATTTAGACTCATCTATATGATCTTTGTAATCCGACCAGCTCACACTATCTTTTTCTTTTTTATTTTCTGATGTCATTTGATTAACTTTTTGACCATTTAAAACAATTACTTTATTACCATCAAAATAATCTAGTATAGTAATTGTTTCTCCATTATTTTTGTAAAAAAGAGTAGTTTTTTCTTTTTGTACAACTCTTACCCAACAAAAATTATAAGTTCTTTTAGTATCTCGTCTGCTTATTATTTTGTTGTTTAGTTTTATTATATATTTCATTTTAGTTTCCCTTTGTTAATTGTTAATATAAAAATAATATAGATATTTACCCCCAATGCAATACTTAACTACCATTTAATTTAGCTATTTATATAAAAAGAATATAATAAAATCAATGGCTTATTATGTTGCTACTTTGTTCTTTGTAATATATAGGAGAAATTGTAGCCTTTTTGAGTGCCTTCCCTCAGATTGGCTACGCTATATGCTTATTCCAAAACGAATCATTATTAAATCTAAAAAACATCTTGAGTGGGTTGCAAGAAATTCAAATTGTATAAGGTGTAGGACAACATATGGTTTGCAGTCTGCTCATATACGCAAAACAGATAAGCTAGGTAATGTTGGTTGGGGTCAAAAAAATTCTGATGTTTATGTAGTTCCACTTTGTTATCTTTGCCATCAACTTCAACATACAATGAATGAGTTTGAATTCTTTACTGGACACCTATATATAAATCCTATAACAGTTTGCCTTGAACTGGCATTAAAATCGCCTGACAAAAAAGTTAAACAATTTGCAAAGGAAGGAAAATTAAACAATGCAATTAAATATTGGGACGATCTCAAAACAAGTACAGAAGGCACTACTAAATCATAAATTATATAAGGACAATGAGTTCTTTGATTTAGACCAAAAGAAAATACTAATCTCAGTCTTAAAAGACAAACTAAACATTAGTTACGCAAAGCTTGGCAAGGAACTTAATCTAAGTTGGTTTCCTGTTTATAAGTCTTGTCAGATAGCTAAGGAAAAATATCCGAAGATAATAGATCAAATTATAAAAACAATTAAAATCTAAAAGGGAGAATAAAATGGAGAAGGAAATAAATAAATTTCACGCACTACAACTATTTACAGATACATTTAGTGCTGAAACAGTACACTTAACAAACGAAGCAGTAGGAATCTATATAAGGTTATTATGTTTTTCTTGGACTAAAAACACCAAACCATTTAAAACTGAATCAGCATATAGAATCTGCCAATGTACTAATGTTAATTGTAACAGAAAAGTTGATAAAGTTTTGGAAGAATTCTTCATAGAAAATGTAGAAGATAGTTCATGGACTCATAAGAGATTAACACATGAACATCAGTATTTAACCAATAAATACAGAGTAAAAGCGGAAGCTGGAAGAAAAGGTGGTCTAGCAAAAAGCAATAATGCTACAAGCAAAACTCTACCCCTACCCCTATCCCTAAATCCTATACCTAAAAGTATTTTAGAGTCTCCATTTGACCAATTCTGGAATACACTTAAAACCAAAAAAGGAAGTAAATTCTTGGCAAGTAAAAAATTTAAGGTTCATTGCTCAGATTTAGACCCTGTAGAACTAGCTGAAAAATTTAATCGTTATTCTGCTACTGTTAAGGACATTGAGTTTTTGGCTCATGTATCTACTTGGATTAACCAAAAAAGGTTTGAAGATGAGGAAAATAACCAATCTTTAAAAACAATAGAACCTGAAATTTTTTACGAAGATATAAAATTAAAATTTACAGGTCAATTTGGAGAACACATGGAATATACAGATAATGATGGCGGTAAATATAAAAAACACAAATGGAACGGAGAACCTATACAAAAAGTTGCTTAGTTAAACAAATCATAGTAATAGGTTATAAATCACAACAGGAGAATCATTATGCCAAAAGGTAAAGGAACATACGGGTCTAAAAAAGGCAGACCACCTATGAAGAAAAAAAAGAAAAAGAAATAGATGGATATTATAACTAAAATAGACCCTGATTATGTATCTGAAACACATGATGTTGGTGCAACTTCAGCACAATCTTCAGCTATAGTAACTGGTTCAGGTAGAGTTAGAATTTGTACAACTACTCATGCACATATTAAATTTGGTGCAAACCCTACGGCAACTGAAGAAGATGTTATGTTACCAGCAGATCATGTTGAAATATTTGCTTTTAAAAGTGGAGATAAGGTAGCCTTTATTCATCATGGTGGGGGTGCTGGAGAAATTAATATAACAGCAGTTGATTAATGGGAATTACCACTTCAACCACTCTTAGAAACCTTTACACTAAGAACATAGCTGGTGGTAAACGAAAGAAAAAGAAGCCTAAGAAAAAAAAGAAATGAAGCCTAAAATTGTAAGGTTTGGTCATAGAGATTTCAAAATAAAATACATAACTCACAAACAAGCACAAAAAAAAGGAATCTATGGACAGGTAGATACTAGCACTAACATTATTACAGTTGATGATTCTTTGGATAACAAATTAACTTGCAACACCATCTTACACGAACTTATTCATGTCATAGCAGAGCATTACCACTGGAATTTATCAGCTAAAGCAGAAGAACTTATATGCGAAACTACAGGCAACGCACTATCAGATGTATTCAACCAAAATCCTGATCTTATAAATTATCTTGTAAAAAGCTTTAAAAAGTAGTAGCTGAATCTTACGATACACATAGTCGGTTAATTATGGACAAGATAAAGAATAAAGATATAGAAATTATTGAGCCTAATAAGATAGGCAGACCTAATTTTGAATTTACACCTAAAGTATTAGATCAGGTTAGGAATATGGCTTCTTATATGTGTAGTAAGGGCGAAATAGCTACTATTATTGGTTGTTCACATTCTACTATTAATAGATCAGAAAAAGCCTGTGAAACATACGATCAAGGGGTTGCTTTAGCAAAACAGAGCATTAGGAAAACACAATTTGATATTGCTACTAAACTCAACTCATCTCAAATGGCTATGTGGCTAGGTAAGGTATATCTTAAACAAGATAGAGATGATGATAACGAAGATTACAAACCACTTCCATTAGGAGATGTTATTTAATATAAATAATTATGGCTAAATATAAAAATAGAGAAGTTAAATTAAACAAACCATTTAGGACTCCATCAGCTTCTAAGAAGTTTGGAGTATATGTTAAGGACAATAGTTCAGGCAAAGTAAAGGTAGTTAGATTTGGTGCAAAGGGTATGAGTATCAAGAAGAATATACCAGCTAAACAGAAATCATTTATGGCAAGATTTAGACCAATCCTTACTAATGTAAAAGGTCAGAAGAGTTTATCTCCAGCATTTTGGGCAGTTAAGTCTTGGCGAAAAGGTTTCAAAATTGATTAAGTATTTTCTGTTCTTACACATAATGATTGCTAATCCTGAAGGACAAGTTCCTAAGG